CCAGCATAGCTCCGCTGCTGGCCAGTTCCGTGGCAGCTTTGTCTACAGCCTCCTTGGACTGCGCGAGCACGCGCTGGCGTTCCTTGAGGGTGGTCTGGGCTTCCTTGAGCGCCGCGTCGCTGACGGCGGTCTTGGCGCTGTTCAGGGCCAGTTGCTTCTGGTGAATCTCGTTCTGCGCGGTGGAGATGGATTCCTCCAGTTCCTCATCTTCACTGCGAAGGTTTTCCATTTCTTCCTCGACGCCCAGCGCGGCGGTGCGCTGGCGGTTCTGCTCCAGCAGGTCGCGCTGAGCTTGGATTTTGCCTTGGTGAAGCTCGTAGGCTTTCTTCTTTTCGTCTACAACGGTCTTAGCCGATTCCAAAGCTTCCGCCAGCCCGGCCAGATGGGTCTCGTCGATTGGCCCGGTCATGGGGCGGCGGCAGGTGGGGCAGACCTTGGCGCTGTTTTTGTAGTTGCTGTGCGCGGTCTCGGCCTGCGTGTGGGCCTTGATGGCGCTGTCCCGTTCGGAAATCAGAGGCCGCAGTTTGACCTGAAGTGATTGTATACGGTCGTTGATGGCGTTGGCCTCAATCTCCAGCTTGTGATAGGCACCGGCCTTGGCCTGAACGCTTTCCTCGACCAGCTTGGCGATGACCGTCCGGCGTTCCTGCATCTTCACGACCTCGGCATCCTTGGCGGCGATGGCAGTGGTGTGTTCCTTGATTATCTTGTCGTTCTTGGCCTTTCGCTGCTTGTAGGCTTCGGCTTGCGTGTCTACTTCGCTCTGGGCATCCTCCACGTCCTGTTCAGCTTCCCGGACACGCCGGGCGGCCTCGGCGTGCGTGGCTTCATCCTTGGCAATGGCCTGTTTGAACTTGCCCAGCACCTTTTTGCTGGCTTCATGGTAATCGTTCCACGGCGGCTGGCGCAGGGCGCTCATCACCAGTTCCACGCATTGGGCTTGGCTGAGCTTGTTGAACTTCAGGTTGTCGCCGTCTACAAACACCGTCCATCGGGCCAGCAGTTGGGGCACGCCCAGCAGCTTCAGTAAGTCCTCGCGGGTTTGTTCAACACGGCCTCGTGACTTGGGCTGGCCTTCGCCGTACGTGTACTGTAGTGCTTCACCGCTGGATTTCAGTTCTTTGCACTTGTAGCCCATCTCGACCTTGAGGGGTTTACCGAGGAAGTCGGCTTCGAGGCAGATGTAGGTGTCGCCGTTGGTGTCGAGGCTGTAGTCGCCCACGTGGTCAAAGTGGCTGGAGACGCCCAGCAGGGTGTGGCAGATGGCCTCACCAAAGCCGGTCTTGCCGGAGCCGACGGATTGGAGCGCCCCGTTGGAGGCGAGGTTGTGGCCGGTGACCACGACCAGTCCGCGTTCCGGGAATTTAAGGTGTACATTTCGGAATTTCATCCAATTCCGTATCTGGATGCTTTTGAGCTTCAGGTCTGCCATACAGGCAAAGAACCTGATTAGTGAGTAGTTAAGGCGTGCGGAAAGCTGAATACATCGTTGCTTGTCTCTTGGAAGCCACTTCGACGGGGACCACCCTTCGATTTGGGCCGGGTGATGACCCGTATGGAGAGGAATTTTTCTCGTTCGTAGCCGCCTTGGAAGGCAACCGCGAAGATGAGATGTTGGCCAAAGGCCATTCCTTTGCGACTCAGAAGAATCCCGGTGACATAGGCGTATACAGTCTCAAGCCTCAGATTCCAACAATGGAGAAAGGCACAGAGCTTATTGCTCAGACCTTTGGCATTGACCCAGAGACGAAGGTGAATTTTTCCAACAAATCTGGAGCACCCGGAAAGCCGATTCCGCTCAAAGACGTTTTTCGTGAGCGCCCCATGCACAAAAAGAGCGGCGAACCGGAGCCAGAAGTTCCGCGAGCAAATCCAGTCAAGGCGGCGGGTGTAGCGCATCAGCCCTCTGACGTGCCTGATAAGGACATGATGCAGCCGGATGCGGAACGCGAGAAATACGTTCAGTCCCTTCAGGGCAAGCCGGTGGTCCAGAACATCCCGTTGGACTTCGGCATGGAAGTGGACAGCACGTGGCGTCAGGGCGGTGTGCTGGTTTCGCACGTTATCCCCGGAGGTCCGGCAGCCCAAGCCGGTTTGCAGACTGGAGACCGCATCACCAGAGTTGAATTTGAAACCAGCCAAGGCTACTGGGGTCCGTACAAGGTGAGGACGCTGGATGAGTTCAAGCGGTTGCGCTCGTTCATGGAGCCGGGTTACCACGCGGGCGTGAAGTACGTTCGCGGAGGTCACGAATATCCTGCGGGCATTACACCGACGCCAGCTAAAGCGGGTCAAGAGCAACGCCCGGCGCAAGAGCGGCCTGACAACCCATTCCAGCGGGCAACTGTAGCAATGGAACAGGACAAAGCGGACCTGCCCGGTTTGACGGTGGGCGAGTTGGCGCAGTACCATCAGCTTACTCCCAAGCAGGTTGTTGCTATTTTGAACAAGATGGGAGCGCGGGCCAAAGATTACATTCCTAGCGAGCAGCAGCCCAATGAGCAGGAGCCTGCCAGCGTCACTGGAAATCAGCCTGCGAACCCCAGCGCCTTAACATGACCCGCATCAGCCTTTGCGAGCGCCTGACGTTCGACAAGCTCTTTCGGATGAGCGAGCCGAAGCGCGTTCAGCGTTCGCTCACGGTCAAAGGTCCGCCGCTGGAAATCGACTCCTATCAGGATGTCGTCTACTACTGCTTCAACTTTAAGGCCAATCCGTCTACAACGGGACTGCGCCACAAGGGCTACGTCAAATTTTACAAACCGGCCAATCCCAGAGCCAAGCCGCTTCAGCATTTGGAGTGCTTGGTGGACTGCACCTGCCCGGACTATCGCTACCGCTGGGCGTGGACCAACAAGCAGCGCGGTTCCGGTGTGGTGGGCGGCAATTCACTCAATCAAGCGTGGAACAGAGCGCCCCGTATCACCAATCCGTCGGGCCGTTCTGGTCTTTGTAAACACATCCTTGCAGCGCGAAGCTACATCTACGGCTTGCTCTCATCTTTCCCCGGCGATGAACCCGATACGGCTGAGAAGCTGAACAAGCTCACGAAGTACGCGAAGAAACGCTGGACTGATTTTCCGGGCGCAATGGCCGCAGCCAAGGAGCGCGATAAAGAGATGGCCCGTATCCGGGCACTTCGCAATATCGCGGGGCGTCTGCCAGAACCGCCGCCGGAAAAGGAACCGGAAGAACCGTTGAGTGTAGACGCACGCACGGACGAACCGGAAGAACAGAAGCCAACCGATACTGCGGCTTTCAAAAAAGCCCAGCCACCAGCATTGCCGAAGAAGCCTGCCAAAGCCGCTCAAGCGCCGTTGGCAACGCCTCCCGGAAAGCGCGGACGTGGCTTTCCCGCAAAAGAACCAACGCCGAAGCCACATGGCGGCTACGGCAGCAAAGCCGAGTACGACTTCTATCGTCGTCAAGGTCTCGGCGACTCGCTGATGCGAGAATTGGAAAATCCCGTAATGGAGCGTGTAGTTAATTCAAACAACGGCAAAAGTATGAGCGACCTGAACCTGAAAGAAGCAATCAAACTCGTCCAAGAGATGGAGGACGACATTCTCGGCGGTGCCGGAGCCTCGCCGGAGATGCCGGGCGACATGGGGGCACCGGAAGCAGAACCTATCGAGCCGATGGAACCGCCCATCAGTGACACCGCCATTGGCGCGGACACCGAGGGCGAGACCGCACTTGGTTTGCTTGGGCAGATGAAAGAACTGCTCCAGCAGATTGCGATGGCCGTTGCTCCGCCCGAAGAAGGTATGCCGGGCGAGGAAGGCGAAATGCCGCCGGGTGCCGAAGGTGCCGAAGGCATGGGCGACATGCCGCCGGAGCCACCCACGGACGAGGAAATTCCTTCCGAGGAAGCCCCAGAGGGCCACGAGGAAGAAGATGAAAAGGAGCCGTTCGAGGAAGCCGCTCCCAATCGCCGTCCCAGCAAGTAACTTTTAACCAGCACAGGAAGCCACTATGTACCCCGGCGAATACACACAACCGCTCGTGCGGAAAACCTTCGTTCAGGTTCCCGTTGTTTCTGGGTATGTGGCCGCCCGTCTGCAAGCACAGGATTGGGTCCAACCGGCCATCTCCGGCCTCAACACGAGGTTCGGGGTCACTTACGAGAACGTAGGCAATACGTGGTTCAGCGTTGTCTTGCAGTCAACGGACGACCGCAGCATCTCAGGTGTTCGCACTCAGGTTCCCAATACTGCCGCCTCCATCTGTCCCGGCGGCATGTATGGTGTCTTGGGCGCGACAAAGCAGCGTTACTTGGAAGTGCTCTGCACAGGCACCACGACCGGCAACCTGCGGATGCAGTTGGAATCGCAGCGTCAGTGGACGAAGCTTGGCTTCGACAAGGTTGACGATGCCACTTTCTATCCGACGAGCCTCTGGCAAGCGAAGGAATACCCCGGCCCGGTCTCGGCCCCGTAATCAAGCCCCCGGAAGTTTTTGTGCATCCTCTACTGTCGCATAGACGGTAGAGGATTCTTGTTTTCCAGCACCCACGGTCAGGATGGAGTTCTGGGTCACTGACGGATTGATGTCCTGTCCCGGAGCCGTGGTTTCCGGTATGAGTTGAGAAGCGGTGTTGGGCTGGGTGATGGTGGTCCGGTCTTGGACGATTTCTCCGCGCCTGAGTGTATACAACGTTTCCAGCGTCTCCTTTTTAACGGTGCGACAGACACCAGCTACGATGTAGTACCCAGACCACGGCGAAGTCTTTTCCTTCTGGGGTGAGAGCACGAAGCGCAGAATGTCGCCCACGCGGATATTCATGCTGCGCGTCAGGTCCGCTGAAATCTCGAAAGTTTTGGCTCGACCAAAACTGTATACATTCTGCGCCAGCGCCGACACTTCCTGCGGCTCGTTCTGGCTCAGGTGGTAGGTCATGGTCTGGACGCCATTGGGCACCTTGTCCATCCGGTAGATGCCGTCGGCCAAGCGCAGGTACTTTTCCGGGTCGCTGACCACTTCGTTGGTCTGGCCGGTGTAGGGGTCGTAGGCGATGCAGCGGGTGCCCGCGATGCCCACGTCAAAAAGCTGCTGGCTGCGGTCGTTCTGGACCATGCCCTTGAAGGGCGTGTCGAAGTAGGCGATTTCTTTGATTTCGGTCTGGTAGTCCGGGGTGTGGAAGTGGAGCACGTTGTCCCGCATGTAAAGCAGGTATTGACCGCGCCCCTTGTCGTTGAGGCAGCGGTGGACCAGTCGGCGGTTGATGAACTCAACATCGGACTCGTTGACCTGAATGTAGGCAAAGGTGCCGACGGTTGGCTCGACGACGGCTTCGACTCCAGCATCAGAGGCCATCTGCTTTACCATGTCGCTGATTTTGCCCTTGCGCGAAAGTATCTTGGTGCTCCGGTTGACGGTGAACAGCCGGTCGGCGGTGCTTATCTCGAAATTGTGCCCGGCATTGTTGCCCAGCCCCTTAATCATCGCGGAGCAGTGGACAATCTGGTGCTCCTGCCACGGGAGCCACATGCTCTTGCCTTCGGTCACAAAGCCGATGCGCCAGCGCACGAGCGGGGTGCCGTCGGCCATGAGCGATTTGATGGATTTGTCTACAATGTCCACCTGCTGGGTGACGAAGCGGTGGTAGCTAATCGGGATTTCCTCCATGTTCTCATTCAGGGTGCTTTCCATGTGCTGGATGAGACCGGTGTTCAGGGACAGGGGCTTGTCGGTCGTGCCTTTAAGCTCGATGTCGAAAAGAACCTTTCCGGTGGGTAGGAAATCAATCATGTCAGCCCTCGTCTATCGCGGTGAAGCGGCGCTCAAGGATGTCCAGAATGTAGCCCGGCACGGTGACATCGAACAGGGCGATGGTCGCGTCGGCAGGGTCGTTCAACGCTTCCAGCAGCCGCTCGATGGTGTTGGCGTTGGCAAAAACAAGACGGCATTCTTCTCCGGTCAACGTGATGCCGTCATCGTTGTTGGCCGAGTCCTCGGTGGGGTACAGCACGGCTTTGGATTCGCGGATGGTTTCCACCTGCGAGTCGATGCTTTCGCCGCGCAGTTCCTCAATCAATTGGACCAAGGCTTCTGGCTTCTTCATCTAGGATAGTTACGTTGTGAGATTTACCGACAGACGCGAATTTTTGTACGACCCGGAGTTGTTCGGGTTGGCCGACACCCAGACGGCGCTCAAAATCCACAGCGAGTACATCCGGCGCAGTTCCCCGCGCCCGCTGCCTCGCTTTCTTGAGGTAGACCGCCGCTCGTCCAAAATTGACCATCTTTGGCATGTGCCGTTGGACGATAGAACGGTTTTCTCGCGGGTAATCGACATGCCCTCCATCATTCAGTTCGAGAAGCCCGATTGGCGGCTGACGCGGGTGGGCCTCGTGCCCCAGCAGAAATGCAAGGTCTGGATGGGCAACCTGCTCCTTCAGGAAGCGGATTGGTTCCCGATGCGGGGCGATATGGTCTACTGGAACGGCTATCGTCACATGGTCATCAACGTGATTTTGGACCCCTCGGCCTTCTGGCAGCAGACCAATGTGTGGCTGGGTCTGGTTTGTGAAACCGTCATCCCGGCGGAAGGCGACGCTCGCCCCATCAACAATCCGGGGGTGCCTGTGCCCCGCGAACTGATTCAGACCCGGCCCGTGCCAGAGGTCTAATTGTATACAGTGAGCACGGCGACCACTGACATTTTTCCGACGATTCTGGAGGGCGTACACAACGTATTCCAGCAGCGGCTTGATGACCGCGAGCAGCGGAAGAAGGTCGCGGAAGCTTTGATGTCTTGGCTCGCTGATACGGCCCGCAAGAAAGACGTGCCGGACCTTGATGTGAAGCTGGCAGGTATGCAGCAGCGGGTGAATAAGCTGGTCGAGAACATGACCATCGAAATCGAAAAGGATAAGCCTGTAGTTAAGGCAGCCGGTAGTGATGAGGATACGTGGAAAATGTTCCGCCTCGGCACAAGCTGGTTTGAACCGAACCCGGATTTGATTGAAACGGTCCTGTCCGGGCTGTTTAACGAGTAGTTAAAGCGCATGAACATTCAAAAAGTCATCAGTGAATCCGTGAACAACGGCGGCAAGAACTACGTCACCGAAGCCGTGAACCAGATTCTCGGTGAGGACATCAAAACCGGCCAGACGGTCGCCGTTATCGACGACCCCATCTCCGGCTATTCCGGGGCCAAGGGCAAGGTGAAAGCCGAGTCCGAAGCGAACCCCGGATTCGTGGATGTCGAACTGGAGAACGGCACCACGGTTAAGATGCAGTCCTCGCTGCTTGTCCCGGTCTAAGTCCGCGTCGCTGGCCAGTTGTGTATCGTTCTGCCTGCCAGCGGCAGACGACATTCGACTTTTGCAAGCCAGCCGTGTGGAGTCATCGCGCTCTCCACGGCTGGCTTGTTTAGTTAAGGCATGGCCGACGAAACTCTGAACGCCAATGACGGAACCCTGAATGTTCGGGCAGGCTCGCTGGGCGGCACGTCGATGCGCTATCACGAGCTTGCGCTTCAGCGTTGGCTGAACCAACTATTCTACGTCCGTGAGGGTTACCCAGTCCCGGTGGTGTTTACGTCGCCGATGGACGCCTTCTCCTATTTCGCCCAGCTTTGGTCTGACTCCAACAACCCTTTCGACTACCTGCTCAACCTCAAGGATGCCAACGGCACTCCGCTTTATGAGCCGCATCCTTCGCCGATTCGCTACCCGATAATTTCCGTTTATCGCAAGGGCTGGAAGTACCGGCAGTACCAGAACTTTTCGATTCATCGCTGGCGTCACATCAACTGGCCAACGGTCGCCAACGCTGGTACTGAGCGTTATGGCCCGGAGGCGCAGGGCTGGGATGTGACCAAGTGCCGCCTCGGCAACGTCACCACGTCGCGGATGCCGATGGCGTGGGACTACCGCTTTCAAGTAGACCATTTTTGCAACCGCCCGGACACGCAGGCATTCTTCATCGAGCAGTTGATGCAGGAGTTCTGGCGCACAGGCGGCACCGTTCCGCAGACGTGGGTCACGGTGCCCTACCCCGGCTGGGGCAATCGACGGGTGCGCCTTTACCTCGACGGCGACATTGAAAACTTGACCCCGGAGGAACCTGAGACGGGCAAGAACGTGGAGTTCCGCACGAGCTTCACCATCGTCGTCGAGGGCTTTGACGTTGACCTGAAGTACGAAATTTACCCGGCGCTTTGGAATCTGGTCATGCGCTTTGGCCCGGTGGCTCCCATCGAACTGGAGGACTGCTTCAACTTAACCAAGACCACGGACCTGCGGGTGACCGGCAGCAACACGACGCTGGACAGCAGGCCGAACGTGCCTTCGTGGGGCACTTGTCAGGAGGTTATCGAAGCGGCAGAGAGCGTGGCTTCCACACAGACGAACATTTACCTGACTTCGGCCAATGCTTCCTACACGGTCGAAAACGGCCTGCCCATCGTCATCCCTCCGGTCAACACTTTTGGAGTGTTTACAATCGGTACGACGGTTCCGGTTTATCTCATCACCGGCCACGTCACAGAGAATGGCACGGGCATGGATAATGTGCCGCTGACGATGACCGGAATCGGCACGACCTACACGGATGTCAACGGCAGCTACGGCATCAACGTGCTTGGACCTTTCAGCGGCGTGGCCCAGCCCGTCTGGTTTGGTGGCGCGTTCACTCCACCGTTCCGCACTTACACCGCGCTGGGCACCAATCAATCCGGGCAGGACTACGCCTTCACCGGCACAACGCCGCCGACCTATCTCATCTCCGGCGTGATGAGCAACAACTTGGTGCCATTCAGCACGGACATTGCCTTTGACAGCCTTGGAACGTTTACATCTGCTGCCGACGGCAGCTATGGCGTATTGGTGCCTTACCTGTACAGCGGCGTATCCACGCCACTCTCAACCGGGGGCGTTTGGACGCCTGATTCGCGCACCTACGTTCAGGTGGTCGCGGACACGCCCAATCAGAATTTCGACTTCGCGGGAGCCGCCGTCATGGCCTACGGCACCGATTACGCCAGTGCGAACGGTTCGTTCGTCTACGGGTCTGCCGACCTCTACGTTTACACGATGGCGGGCGCTTCCCACGTGGCTTTCCTAAGCGGCAGCGTGTTGGACGCGGCAGTGCCGGGCGGCACCTTCTACAGCTACGGGACCAATACCGTGTCGCTCTACAGTGGCACGCTGGCCGACACGATTGTTTACAGCTTCGGGACGGATTACGGCACGAACACCATCTCGCTTTACACGGGCACCCTGTTCGATACTTCGGTTAGCACCGGGACGACGATTGACGGCGGCACGAACTCGGTTTCCCTCGTGAATGGCACGCTGGCCCTCCTGATGATTGAGTCGGGAACGCACTTTGCCCAGACAACCATCCAAGTCTCCTTCTTGAATGGAACACTAGCGTAGTTATAGCGATGAGCACGTATCAACTGCATCAAACGGCACGCGGGCTTTACAAGGTCGCGGTCGTTGACGCCGCCACCAAAGAAGTTGTTTGGGAACAGAAAGAATGGGGTAAAAACCTCATCCTGAACAACGGCATGGACGCTGTGGCTGTTCGCTACTGGGCCACCTGCATGAGCTACGCTGTTGCGGGCACCGGCATCATTCCCACCGCCATTTCGTCAGCAGAAGTCACGGCATCGCAAGCGGGCAGCACCGTGAGCGCCACGGTTGGCAGCTACACGTTCTCCAGTGGCGACATCGGGAACATGATAAAATGGGACGTGGGCGGCGAGGAAGCTCGCATCACCGGCTACACGAATCCGCAGTCGGTCACGGTCACGCCTGCTCAGTCGGTGGGCAGTGGAACGTTCGTGGTCTACCAGACCAATCAGACCGGCATGGCCACCGAGGTCAAACGCACGACCACTTATCTCCCCAATGCACCGTATTGCCAGACCTCAGTGGATACTTCCACGGGCGTTGTGGCCATGCGCCGTACCTACGATTTTTCAGCAGAAGTAATTCAGCGCAATTACACCGAAGTTGGTGCGTGCTGGAATCAAACCGCTTTTACCGGCAATACGACTTTTTCGCGCATTCTGCTTCCGCTGGCGGTGACCGTGAATCCCGGTCAGCAGTTGCGCTTTGTATACGAACTCCAAATTATGGTCGGGCCTATCACCCCGGTCAGCTTTAGCGCGGCGGTGTCTGGCTGGCCGGTGCTGCCGTCTGTAAACACCAACGCCACTCAGCAGCTTGAGCATCACGGTTTGCAGATGGTAAGCGCAACAGGGTCACCTACCAACGGTACGGGTGGTTTTACCAACGAACCTTCGGAAATCAGCATTTACGGCGGGTACATGTTCGTCTCGCCCAATTCCACAGCTTTTCAGGCATTCGACACATCGACTGACCGGCGAACGACGGGTTACGATGTCAATGCGATGAGCCTGCTGCCTTACACGCCGCTGAGTTTCACGTTGGACAAGACAGCAACCTTTACCGTTGCCCAGTTGAACCGCACGGATTTGAGGACGGTTGGAATCACGGCCAACTATTCCGGTTTGAATTTGAATGCAGCAGTCGCCAATGGGCTGGTGGTCCTGTTTGCCCAGTCTCAATCCAAGAACAATACCCAGACGCTCACTTTCATCTTCCGGTTCACTTGGGGCCGGACGCTGGCTTGAGTTGTAGACAAATGTGTTCCAAGTGACCGAATCACGAACCGAGTAGTTAAAGGCAAAGAAAGATATGGCAACGATTACTGCGAAAACTTTTCCGGGCGTATACGCGCAGATTATCGACCGGAGCTTCCTCCCGGCTCAAACGAGCCGATTTAAGCCCGGCCTGATTGGCGTAGCGAGCAAAGGACCGTTCAACACGCCGGTCGCCATCGCGTCGCTTCAGGAGTTCGTGCGGAACTTCGGCAATCCCATCACCACCACGTACTCGACCACGGGCGACACATCTGCGGTCAAGCCCGGCGAAGTCACGCCGGTTGGCTTTGGCTACTTTTTGGCCGACGCCGTGGGCATTCTGGCTGACCTCACCGACAGCATCACTGTCGTCCGCGTGGGCAACCAGTACAATGCCATGCCGACACCGACTGCGGATGGCACTGCGGGGAGCACCAAGGTTATCACGTCCGGGACCAACAGCGATTTCGTTAAGTGGATGAAGCAGCAGGGTGCTCAGGTTTATGTCACGGTAAGCGACCCACCCAAGCACAGCAGCGTCAACCTCCCGGTGACCAGTGCGCTTCTGGGCATGGATGGCATTGGAACGCTCACCGTCAGCACGCCCCTATCGGACACCTACAACGGTGCGACCATCAGCTACAGCAACTATCCGAATGCTGCGTGGAACTCTGAGAGCGTCATTTACGGTTACGGCTACGACGACATCACGGCCAGCATCGGCAAAGTTTACGGTGACGGCAACACCATCGGGGTGAAGGGCGGGTTTGCTTTCAACATCCAGTACGGGTCGGAGACGCTGGACACCCAGAGCCTCTACGCCATCACGGACTCAGGTTCTCAGGCCAATCCGACCTACGAGTTCCGTATCAGTCAGGTGGCTGGCAACACGATTTACATGGTGCCGACGGACAACACCCAAGTCGGCTATCAATCGGTGCCTCTAGGCGACAACTACGACGACGGCAAGCTCTGGAAAGTTACGTCTCGTCCGGCGTTCTTGGTCGTTTCAGCGGTCACGGCAGGTATCTGGGCCAATGGCGCGGTGGCCAGCCAAGGTCTCTACGTCGTGGTCAAGCCCGGTTCGACTTCCGGCACCAAGAAGCTCGAAGTTTATTGGAACTCCGGCATCGTCGAGACCTTCGACAGTCTTTCGGCCAATCCGACCAGCCCGAACTTCTATACCACGCGCATCAATGGTCTGAGCGGTTACATCAAGATTGACCACGTGTTCGCGGACTACAGCACCAGCGCCTCTCTCACGCTGGCGCAGGCCGGAACACACGCAGCCAACACGGTCAGTCCGTGGGATTCTGCTTACTACGGCAGCACCGCAACAACGCCTTACTACGCGCTGCCGTTCGGAGCCGTGAACGCAGGCTGGCTTTACCAGAGCGTTTCGACGGTCATCGACACCGGCTGTCAGTTCGTCAGCGGGTTGAACGGTGAGAACGCGCAGGCAAGCGACTTCGTGGGCGCAGTGCTGGGCGATGACTCGGTGACCGGCCTGAAGTGCTTCGACGACCCGGACAACGTGGACGTGAACATGCTGGCCGCGCCGATGGACGACATTCCCATCAGCGTCATGCAGGAACTTCGCCGGGTGGCCAAGAAGATTAACGCCATGTCGCTGGCCGATGTGCCCGCCGGGCTGAACATCTGGGATGCCATCGACTGGCACAACGGCGCGGGCAAGTTTCGTGGCCGTGGCCGCATTGACGACCCGAACATTGCGGTGTTCTGGAACTGGTTCACCCTTACCAGCCCTTACGATGGTCTGGCCAAGATGGTGCCGCCGACGCTGGGTGCCCTGCGCTGCATGGCCGCCACGTGGGAGCGCGAAAAGCCGTGGTTTGCGGCTGCCGGTATGATTCGCGGTCAGATTCCAGAAGCTCTCGCTGTTGAGTGGGACCGCATCTCCGAGGACGCCAAGCAGGCGATGTACGGCAACGGGAACTCCATCAACCCGATTTGGAAAACCAACGGGCAGTTCCTCCTGTGGGGCGACCGCACGTTGCAGCGGTCGGAAAGCAAGCTCACCGCCATCCACTCGGTCAACCTCGTCAACTGGATTGTCAACGGTCTGTCGGACCTTGGCCGCCAGTTCGTGTTCGACCCGAACGACAACGAACTCCTGCTGCACATCCAACTCTCGTTCTCCGAGTTTCTGGACAAAATCCAGAACGAGCGCGGTCTGGAGCAGTACGAACTCGTCGTAGACGAGCGGAACAACACAGCGGAGACCCGGAACAACCGGTCGGTCGTTGTTGATTTGGCCGTCGTCCCGGTGGACGTGATGGAACGCCTCTATTTGAACGTCACAGTGCGCGAGAGCGGTGCAATCCTGAACAGCGTAACATAACGACTTATGCCAACGAGAATGAACTTCAAGAATACCTTCGGTGCGTCAACCGACGCCGAGGGTATTGACCTGCAACGTGTCGATTTGTGGAAGGTGACCCTCACCTTTCCAGCCGGAGTCGGCATCAAGTGGACGGACGAGGTTGAGTTCGCGCTGGAGAAGTTTCCGTTCCCGGAACGCAGCCGCGAAATGATTGAGGTCAAGTACATGCAGCAGACGAACTATCTCATCGGCAAGGATATGCCTACTCCTGCCATTGAGATTCCCGTCCGCTACGCTTTCCAAGCCCTCACTGCCGAGGCGCTGGAGAAGTGGTACTACCTCGTCTCCAACCCGCAGACCGGCGGCGTGGGCCTCACCAGTTCCCTCAAGGCCAAGGGCACGATGCGCTGGATGGTGCCGGACATGAATCGTCAGCGCCAAGACCTCGTGAAGAATCCGCCCGTCACCAACAGTCTGGCTACGGGCCTGCAATACGCGCTGGAAGGCTGCATCATCAAGGGTCTCCGGTTCACCGACGCTGACATGACTCAGAGCGGCTACGTCAACCTGTTGTTCGGCCTCCAGATTGACCGTTATTACCCGGTGGATGTCTCGAACATGAAGGTCTCGGTCTCGCCGTAATGGACCCACTGTTTCAAATCGACGATGAAGTTGGCCTCGAAGCTCCGCCCGTGGGCGAGCTTGGGCCGGGGGAGGCTTTGGGCGCTCCAATGCCCGCTCCTGCGGCTCAGCCAACCACCGTCCTTCTTGTGTGCCCGAACTGTGGCTGCAAAGAATGCAGCGGTGATGGCGGTCAAGACCCAGCAGTGCAGATGGCAGATGAGGCCAGTGTGGTCACCTGCCCGGTCTGTCAGTCCCAATTTGAACCTCCGTGCGAACAGCCCGGCGCTGGTGCAGAAATTGCACTTCCGATGGAGTCCAGCGTTCATCGCATCCTTGGCCGGGTGTTCGAGCGCCATGTCCGTCGTCACGCTCATGCAGTGAAGCGTACGGCTCATCGCACAGAGCTACCAGAATTACCCGGCAATGCGTCCTAAAGGCTTAGTCACCATCTCGAAAATCACGCTCGCGGACGGCAAGCAGTTGTCCACCCAGCAGGCGATTGATTACGGTTGGATTTGTCAGCCGGTGGGCCGCCAGCCCGGTGGTTGGGGTCTGGAGCGCCATGAAGTGCCGCTGGGCCAAAACCTGTTTGTAGACAATGGCCGCCAGTTGGTCGCCTACGCCTTCGGCTTCCGCGCTCCCATCCAGAATTTCGTCTGCCAGAACTTCGGTGTCGGCACCGGGGTCACGACCGCTCGTGTGACTGATGTCGCGTTGGAAGCCCCTATCACACTTACCACGGGCCTCACCAAGCCAATCGACACGGTGGACTTCCTCTCGGCCTTCGTGGTGCGCGTGGCCTTCACCTTGGGCTTGTCTGACGCCAATGGCTACGTCATCTCGGAGATGGGCTTGTTCTCCGGCAACAACTCGCTGATGGCCCGTAAAATCCGGGCGGTCAGCATCAACAAGAACTCGGAATTTGCGCCCACGCTCACGTGGCGGTTGCGCTTCTAATTTATGTACATTCAAGTCACTGATTCGCAGGTGGTCTCCGAGGTCGTCAGCACGCTCTGGAGCACCATCCAGCAGGGACCGGTCAACGCGATGGTCATCATCAAGAACTCCGGCGTGAATACGATGAACTACCGCTTTCAGGAGTTCAACGGCACGGCTTGGGTGGACCTCGGCACCAGCGGCAGCGACTTTTACAATACGCTTTCGGTGAACGAAGTGAAGCTCATTAAATTGGTCAGCAGCTACCCGCAGGTCCAGATGGTGGGCAATGCCAGCGGCGGCGCGTTCCTTGAATTTGCCGTGACCCGTTACTCGAACCGTGCGTCCGGCGGCCCGATTCCTATCTTGACCCTGTAGCCCCTTGGTGCGCCCCCTCCCGGAAGGCCGGTCGTATAGCGGCGACCGGCCTTTTTATTGGAAATCGTTCCCGCTGGCGGCGTCGTAGAGGTAGCGCAACTCGCGCAGGCGGTTCAACACTTCCGGCATTTCCAGAGCCGCCACGTCCGCATCGCTGCCAAAGACCAGTGGCGCGGGCTTGGGCAGCTTGATGCTGGTGGTCAGCAGCGTACGTTCCAGCGAGCCGTAGAACTGTTCGCGCTGTTCCTCGTTCATGTTGTTCTCCAGTGCGCCAAGGCAGTCATCAAAGGTCATGTCCTTGGTGATACACTTGAACAACTTCTTCACCTTCTCTTTGCCCCAGCCGCGCACGCCCGGTATGCAGTCCACGCTGTCCCCTTGGATGGCCAGCGCCATCGCAATTTGACAGGGCTTTTTTACGTGGAACTTGTTGCAGACGAAGGTCTCGCTCAGCACGCATTTTTCGTTCAGGCTGTAGTAGGCCACGTTTTTGTCTACAAGTTGCATCAGGTCTTTGTCCCCGGATGCGACCACGAGGTTGGTCTTGGGACCGGCATTGTAAACAGCCGAGGCAACCAAGTCGTCGCCTTCAAACTTTTCAAGCTCGACGTTGGCGGTGCCTATCAGGAGGGCAAACAGTTCCTTGGCGATGTCCCGAAAGTCGTAGTATTCCTGCGGCTTGGGTTCGCGGTGCTTGGACTCGTGAGGGCCACCATCCCAGCAAAACATGGTGCGGTCAAAGGTCGTGCCTATCTGGCTCGTGACCGGGTTGAGCAGGCTCAGAATGGTGACGGCGGCCAAGCGAAGCGTTTGCTCAGGCTCCGGGCCTATCTTCTGCGCGGCGTACCATGACCGGGCATACAGGGAGTTAGCGTCTACAATTAAGTCGGTCATCGGGGGTGTTGAGCGCGTTCATTATCTTCCTGTACACGCTCGTTCCGCCATTCGACAATCTTTTTCAGCATGTCGTCCGGCACATTTTCCAAATTGAACACCATGCCCTTATCGTCCCACGCCAGAGTGAACATGGTGAAGTATCGCGCCTCTCGGTTGGCTAAAGAGGCTTCAACGAAAAAAGTCTTGGTCGAAGGTCAGGTTGTGCCGGAACTCCCGGTTGCAGTCCTGTTTGGCGCAGGTGTGGACCAAGACCGTGTTCAGATGCGGGCTGAGTTCGCGGGACTGTTCTTCCAGATACCGGGCGTCTTTGGGCGGCAGCGCCTCGAACCACTCCTGAAGCTCTGCCAGCTTGTCGGCGGTGGAGTCGTTGATGGTGACCACCCGCATCAGGTTGCGGAGGGTGTTGTCGGAAATCTTGGTGCGCTCCAAGGCCGGGCGTTCCATGATGATGCGCTCGTCTTTGATGAGCAGCGGGCGCACCTTCACCACGTCTTTGCATTCCGGCAGGGTGATGAGGTCGAAGCCGGGGTAGCCCGGTTTCTTTTCTGAGACCTTCTCCAGTTCGTCGGGCACCTTGACGCGCTCCTGCTCCTTGGCGTTGCAGTAGGGGCAGACCGACGTGTAGGTGATGGTGTTGTCCTGCGCCAGCGCCCGCGAGACCAGCAGGATGATGTTGGTCTCGTCGGCCACAAAATCGTCCAGTTGGCCGCCGTTCAGGTCGCACAGCTTGCCGACCAACTCGAACAGCACGTTCTGCCGGGCTGAACTCTTGCGGTTGGCTTCCAGAAGGAAGTCGTCCACGCTGCTGTCCCAAGGATAGACCGTGATTTGGCCGTCCGGCCAAGCGGTGGGGTTGCTGAACCCGTGGGACGGCAGCATGATGGCTTTCTTAAACGCCTGTCGCCGGGGCGTCAGGGACTTGAGGTTGGTTTTGATTGGCATAGATAGATGATGGCACGAGTTAGCGTTTCGACAGAATCTTTTGCGTGGCCCTTTTTAGCCACTGGTCAAGAGAACAGAAAATAAACGCTAAAATACGTTTTTTCTGGTTGACGAGCGACTGAAGTATGTCTACAGTGCTCGCATGAACGACATCAAAGCCATCGTCCGGGAAATCGCCGACAAGTTCCACGCGCAGCTTGTGGAGCAGTTCACCCAGAACGCGAACGCCACGATTGCCAACTGGCAGAAGGAGAGCGCCGAGAAGAATTTGACCGACCCGCGCCACCTGTGGCCCACGAGCAGCACTCGCCAGAACCGTTACGAGTACTTCGCCAATCAGCAGAAGCAGCAGGCCATCACTCCCTACGTCGAGCAGGCCGCCGGGCAGTCGCATTCAATCTGGCATACGCCCAAGAATTACGTGCTCAAGAGCGGCAATGACGAGCGCATCGCCAAGCAGGCCAAGGACTACGCTGATTACGCCGTGGCCGGTTTTATCGCCAAGATGGTGGATAAGTTCGAGGGCATCTGCGAAGCCAAGGGCAACTGCACCGTGGTCAAGGCCAACGGCAGCCTCGGCTGGAATGCCATCCGCTTCGAGTTCGCCGATGGCGCAAGCTTTGACGCCCAGAACAGCATCGTCTCCAAGTGGTCCTCCAAGGGCCGTCCCTTCAACCAGTATCCGACCACCTTCCACAACGTCATCCTGCCCGGCGGCGAGCGCATGAAGCTGCCTTCCGAGGCCAAGGTCAAGAAGGCGTTCGTGGCCCCGATTCAGCAACGGGAAGGCACGATTCCGAACATCGTGGCTGTTGGACAGGACACCGGATTGTCGCCTTACGAGGCTTTGAAACGGGCCGGGCTTATCGGCAAGCCTATCTGACTGAGCGCCAAGCAGGCTGAACTGCTGCTGACCGGGTTGTATTTGCTTCGGCAGCAGCGGTTTCGTTGGCGTCCTACGCTGAACCCTCATTATCCAGACATCCTTGAAGTGGAGGCCATAGTTAAGGCATGGACCGCGCTAGAAAAATAGTGGCTGCTCTATTGGAAACCGACCAGTTCGATTCACGCGAATGGCTGCTGGCCAACGACGTGGAGACCGCTCAGGACGTGCAACGGGTGCTGGTGGGCCGGTTCGGCTTCAAGGAAGGCCCGGAGCACTCCTACATGCGCCACGACACCCAGTTCGCCGCGCATAAGGTCTATCAGACCCCGGTCGGCCCTCTGACCGTGCTCATGCACAACTACTACGACAACGACGATGAGTGGATTCATCTGGATGTGCGTGAGGCAGGCGGCAGGCAGGCCACAGGGGCGGGCTACTGGAACATGAAGCTCCCGGCGGACGGAACGGACATCTTCAGAATCGTGGACATGCTGGACAAAAAGCTGGCCACGATGAAGGACTGGAACGACATCGACAATCTCCGGGTGGAGTTCCGTGGCAAGCTCATTGGGCACGCCTGAAATTATTTTCAATTATCCGTTTTTTCTGGTTGACGACAGCGGAGGAATTGTCTACAGTAACTCCCATGAACGAACAAGAAATCATCGCCAAGCACGCCGCCCTTATTTCCGCCCGTGACGCCTTCGCCACGAAGCTCGCCGCCGCCCTCACCGTCGCCGGGTTGACTGTCAAATCGACGATGCCGACCGAACAGTGGTCAACTGGCACGCTCGCCATCACGTCCGACAAGACCAAAGAACTGGAGCATTACGCCCGGCTTGAAATTTTGCGTGGCAGCCGGTGGAGCAGCACGCCTGATAAAGTTCGTCTCACTTACGCGCAGGATGGCCGGTTCACTCGTGGCCAGAAAACCCACTACACCAAGCTCGACGACGCGCTCATCGTCAAAATCGTCGAACTCGCCGTCCAAGGTGTCGCCGACCAGATTAGATTCGCCGCTCAGCGCAACACGCAGGCCAACCTCGAAGCGCACTACGCCGCCGTGAAAAAAGAACAACTGGCCGGGGTCGTGCTTCCTCCGGGCACCGAAGTCAAAATCGTGGCCAGCCAGAACGACACCTACGCGGGCAAATACTACGTCTCCTTCCAGCAGCACCACGGGGCCATTACCGGTCTGCCGTTGACCGCTGAACAGGTCAAGAAGCTCATGGCCGTCTTGAATGAGATTCAGGGCACGGCTAGTGGCTACGTTATTGTGGGCACGCATCCGCTGGATGGCCGACCGGTGGTTCGCGGTGTTTTCAGCATGGGCACTGACTCCCCGAAGATGTATGCGGACAAGCAGGCGGCGTTGGCCGACATTCCGCACGTCAGCCGGGATTTCGCCAACAAAGACAGCTTGCGCGTGATGCCCTACGCGGACTGGATGCGGATTTAACGGCCAACGATGGTCGTGCTGAGCAAGGCGGGGGTAGGGGCGGGAGGTTGCATCGGAGTCGGTGTAGCCACGCCAGTACCCCCGCCGCTTTGTACCCCGGTTACGATGTGGGTGTGGGCCGCGTACATCGTGAAGAAGTCCAGCAGGAAGGTGAAAAGCTGGGTGCCCAGCACGAACGGCTCGTTGCTGCCGGTGCCGAGGGCCAAGAGGGAGAAGTCCAGCGTCATTGGCCCGGTGGACGTGAAGTGGGTCAGCCCGGTAGAGGTCGTGGTCAGGTCCGTTGCAGTGACGAGCTTGAGCGCCGTGGCAGCGTCCAGCGTGATACTGGCCAAGGCGTCGATGGTGAAGTTTCCCACGCAGGAGAAGTCGATGTTGTTGGCCGCCGTGGCTGACATGTCCCTGCCGACATTGGTGGAGTGGTCGCTGGTCGTGTTCCACGTGTAGTCGAAGGACGTAGACAGGAAGCTGGTGCCAATCAAAAAGTTTACATCTTCGAGGATGTTCAAAGTACACGTACTCAGGAGGTCGTCGATTTCCAGCATGTTGCCCAGCGCGGTGCTGAGCTTGATGGACCCGTCGAAGCTGACGGGTGTTGAGGAATCGTTCAGGAGCAGGCGGTAGCCGCCGCTGGTGGTCTCGATGACGCCGCCCGCGTTCATCTCGATGGCGTGGTTGTAGCGCGTCCACACCGTCCTGTCCGGGGCACCTACGCTGCCGTCCACCCCGGTCTTGTAGGAGTGGAGCTTGAGGCCGCCGACGCCCATGACGCCTTCCCGGTCGCTGAATGACTGCATTCCCCACTCCCAGATGGGCTTTTCTGGCTCTCCATCGAGAAACCGGACCCAAACCTTGTCGCCGACATCCGGGAGTTGGCTGAAGCCCCCGGAGCGGGCGCTGCCACCTGCGGGCATCCCGGCTGGGAGCGCCCACGGCAGGTCGTTGGTGGCCACGAACCCTGACCCGCCGCCGGTTGAGCCGTAAACGTGGGGAACCCGCACTTTGACGCGGCCAAGCTTTAGCGGGTCTTTGTTGTTCTCGACCAGCCCGCCGTATGTGTACACGAGGTTCATCTGTTGTCCAAGGTAGTTACGCTAAGATGCCGCGATTGATTAACTTGGCAGACCACAAGAATCTTTGGGGTGCCACTACCACTGCTGGGCTGGAGCCGCAAAGAAGCGATTTGTGGCTCGTGGACCTGACGGAACTGGTCAAGGGCTTGAACACCCAAGGCGTGTTCGAGGCGCTTGGATTTGCCAAGGTGCCAAAGTTTTATCCGCAATTTGTTCAATCAATCTCCCTTCCAGAACTGAAGATGAAGCCGGAAGTTTACCGGCGTGATTCGGTGCCTTTCAACATGCCCTCGTGGGATGAGCCGCTGGACCCGGTGAAAATCAGCTTCCTGCTGGACACCTACGACAACCCCAACCAGAGCATGGTGCTTTCGGTGTTGCAAGCGTGGCAGGCTATCGTTCGTGCCGGACGCGGGGACCGCAGCAGCCTCTACAGCGGGTCGATTAAACTCGGTGATGTTGGCTTCGTTCCGCTGAACGCGAATTTTAGGTGGGATTACACCTTCCCGATTCGGGTTGTGCAGCTTCGAGGCGGTGCTGCAATGGAGGCAACCCTGTCGAGGGAGCAGGTTTCAGAGATGAACCAGCAAATGGTTTACCGGTCGCAACAGGACAGTGACTTTCAAGACAAGCTTCAAGCGGCCTTGGCGGCAGGCGACCAAGAATCCGCGATAACCTATTCCAATCTGGCAAATCCCGAAGGAAACTTCAATTTTCAGTCAGCGGAACAGCGTCCAATGGACCGCCAGCCGTGGCTGCAAATCGCCGGTAATTGGCTGCTGAAAGAGTGCTGGCTGGGAGGTTGGAAAATGTCAGACCACAGCTACGGCGAAAGCAAGCTGTCCACTGTAGACGCTACCATTTACGCCGAAGATTTGTACCAGACTCCCACATGAACATATCGCCTACCAGAGAAGCGTTGGGTGTCATGGCCACGCTTCGCCCGCCGTCGTCCCGGCCTTTGAAGCTGCTCTACAGTTTCAGTTCGGAAGTGTACACAAACAACGGTTACACGTTCCAGCTTGAGGACGGTGAACCGGCTATCTGCCCCGGCGACGGAACCGTGACCAGCGCGACAAAGCGGTTTGCCAAGTTCAAGTGCTCTCGCGGTGTGCTCACGGGAACGCCTTCCTACGAGGTCACGATTACGCATAATCACGGCATCCAGACGGTCGTGGCCGGACTGGCAACACTGGCCATCCGCCCCGGCAATGCCATTGCACGCGGCGACATCCTCGGTCAGCCGTACACGAATGAAATTTTCTTTGCGGTGCGCTACAACCGGGAGACATTCAGCCCCCACGAGCTTGGCCGTCACTGGCAGCTTCAAGGCGAATACGTCTTGGGTCAGGCAGGCAATCTACGAGGCGGCCCGGACAAGCTGATTCGCAATTTTGCCGGGAGCATCTTTTCCACCATCTACGGCGGGATTCGTTACTTCATTGACCGGGTGCGCGGGTTCAAGCCCATGCTCGTCAGCGTGGATTTCAACGGCAACGGGACCAAGACAGGCTTCGCCGGGCTGGGCTTCACCGATGCGGATTACTGGAACGTCTACGCTGCTGGCGCATTCAACTGGCTCAACAACGTCAACGGCTGCTACGGCTACTACTATTATTACTACGCCTACGGCATTTGCGGTCAGACCAAGGTTTTCAACAAGAATCCTCAGACCTTCCTGAAGGATTCCACGAACACAAAGTCTCCGGTCTGGTTGGAGCGCGTGGCCGCAGCTACGGCGGCTTCGGGAACGTATACAGTCTGGGACGCAATGGCCTCCACGTGGATTGGCGGCTGGTCCGGCGGCGTGATACCGGAAGAAAACTTCTTTGCCCTGCGCGGGCTGCCCGCAGGCACTTACCGGCTGGCCTGCTATGCCAGCAATTACGGTCGGCCCATCGTCTTTAACACCGCGTTTTACGTCGCGGTCAACAATGGCGTGCCTGCCGTCAAGACGACGGCTGTTACTGCCGTTCCGGCTTTTCTGGAGAACTACAATTATGTGCTTTTTGACGTGACCGTGCTCGCTGGAGGCATTGTCACGGTGAAGGGTTACGGTTACTTCGATGGCCTTCAAATCGAGCGCCTGTCCTAATCCGTTCTAAAAGAACGTGGTTATTGACTGGCACATATTTCCGACCATCACCGGTTTGATGGTCACGACCATCCCGGAAAGGCATGATTTTGCCGTGGAGTCGGTTAAGGACTTCCTTGCCCAGCACTGGCCACACAAGGAACTGGTCATCGTGAATGCCACCGGTCTGCCCTTTCCAAAGGTGGAAGGCGTATTTGAGATTCCTGCCCGCAGCATGGAAAATCTCTGGGACTTTGGGCTGACCCAGTGCCGGGGCGAGTGGGTAGCGGACTGGCAGGATGATTGCCGGTACAAGGAGGTTTATCTGCACGCGATGGCCCGTCTGCGGAGCCGGGAGAAGCGAGTCAGCTTGACCGGTTACGGAGGCGTTTGTCTGTCCGACGGGCAAGCGGTCAACGTGGACAACGACGGCACCGCTTTTAATCTCGTCTTTCGCTTTGTGCCCAAGGCGGGTGGTGTTCCAAGCTGGCTGGACAGGCGGGAACTGGTGACTCGGTATTATGCCTCCAAAGCTTAGTCCAAAAGGGCTGTCGGTGTACACGCCGCTTCGCAGGCCGTTCCGGTTCCGTGCGCCTTTTAACGGCTACACTGGCTACGGTCTGCACGGGTCGTACATCGCCCGGTCTTTTTTCAACTTTGGCTACGATGTTCAAGCGTTGCCGCTCAGCATCGACGATAGCTGCTTTGAGGACGTGAAGGACTTGGTGAAGGACCAGCCTAGCGATGGTGACGTTCTGCTGCTGGCTCCGCCGTCTACAAAGGTCGGAGGTTCGACGTGGTTTTATACGATGCACGAAACCACTCAGATGCCCCCGGAGATGCTGGACAATGTGCGGCAGGCGCAAGCGGTCATCGTGCCCAGCCGGTGGTGTCAGCAGTGCTTTGATGCTCAGGGTGTCGATGTTCCGATTTCAGTGGTGCCGGTCGGAATCAACTTGGATTTATTTCGTCCACCCAAGCGCAGGCCCGGCATCTGCACTTTTGGTTCGGCTGGCAATCTCCTGCTGAGCGGGCCAAACCGCAAGAACATGGACCTGCTGGTGACCGCCTTCGTGGAAGCCTTCCGCACGGAAAAGGATGTGCGGCTGTCTTTGAAGATTCGCCCGGAGTGCCCGCTGCCCGAACTGAACGATTCCCGGATACTGGTAATCCGCCAGCATTTTACCGAACTGGAACTTGCGGACTGGTACAGGTCGTTGGCGGTCTACGTCAGCCCCAGCCGGTGTGAGGCGTTTGGCCAGATGAATTTGCAGGCAATGGCCTGCGGCGTTCCGGTGGTCTGCTGTGATTTTGCCGGTGTGACCGATTACCACGACGAGCAGCACGGCTATAATATCGACTACCGCATGGTGCCCCCGCAGGGGGACGGTTATTACAAGACGGGCTTGTGGGCTGAGCCAGACATGGACTCTCTGGTGGAGCAGCTTCGCCGTGTATACGAAAACCGCCGAGAAGCAGACCGCAAGGGACTGGAAGCTCAGCACGTGGCTTCGGCCTACGCTTGGAACTCGGTGAACTTGAGGCTGGAGAGCACTTTGAAGCGGGGTGGTTTTTGGAATCCTGAATATCGTCCGCCAAGGCCGGTGCGACCTGTGGCCCGTGAGCCTGCATCTCCGGTTCTTAACTCTGTGCTCAAAACTGAAGCGAAGCTCAAGAGCCTGTGGGGCAACGAAACGAAGATGTCGCTGCCTGTGACGACGCCTAAAGTGCCGTTGTGGCTGGCCCGGCGGTCGGGGGGCCGGGAACCGTCTTTTTACATGAGCGGCGATTTGGGTGACATCCTCTACGCCCTGCCAACGATACGGGGTCTTGGTGGCGGCCAGCTTTGCATTGGTCCGGCCCGTGACCATCCCTATTACTGGCTGCGCGAGCCGATGACGGTAGCGCGTTACAACGTCCTGCAACCCTTGCTGGCGCTTCAGGACAGCTATTTGTCGAAGGTGGTTTGGTCGGATGAGATGGCAGGCTGGAAATGCCACGTGGACCTGAACGATTCTCGGCGGCTTCACCGGGAGCCTTACTACGTCGTCGAGCGCAACTTGTCCGACGTGGCTTCCTGTTTCTTTGGCCTTGGTCCGGGGCTGTGGCGGCAGAAGTGGCTGGTTGTAAACAAAGTGACGGCGTTGGCCCGGTTTATCTTCGCCCGGTCTCTCCGGTATCACACCGATTATTTTCCGTGGAAGCAGCTTGTGGAGAAGCACAGGGCGCACGCTATTTTTGTTGGCCTGCCTGACGAGTACGACCAGTTTGTGGCTGAGTGCGGCCACGTGCCCTACATTCCGACTGCCAATTTACTGACGATGGCGCAGATGCTCGCCGGGGCTGAGTGGCTGGTCTGCAACCAGAGCGCCCCGCTCGCGGTGGCTGAGGGTTTGAAGATGAATGTGCTGCTGGAGCGGTTCGGTCCCGCCGCCAACTGTGATTACGAGCGCGAGGGCCATACCACCAATCCGGCTCGCGTTTTGGACCTATGCTAAATCTCTCTAATGTCACGCTCTTGGCGATTGACGTGGCTGACCCCGGCAAGACGTTGGAGGCGCTGCTTTACACCATGCGCTACGTTGGGTTCGGCGACGTGGTGCTGGCGACTGACTTGGACCGCTGGCAAACGATTCCTGACCGATACCCGATTCGTCTACACCCGATTAAGCAATCCGATGACAAGATTCAAGGCTCCATCCGGTCGTTCTTCAAGGACTACGAACGGCAGCAAGTCACGCTCCCGGCGGAAATCATCAAAACAGATTTCGTACTCTGTCAGGAGTGGGACTCTGCCGTGGTCAACCCTCTGGCATGGGACAACTCGTGGTTCAACGTGGATTACATCGGCGCGGTCTGGCCGCCTTATTACGACCCCGGCTGGCCGCCGACCACACAGGGCTATAACGTCGGCAACGGCGGGTTCTCGCTTCGTTCAAAGCGGTTCTGCGAATTGATACGCAAGGCGGCGCTGGACTGGCCGGATGACCCCGGCTTGATGTCCTACGATTGCTGGATGTGTCGGACGATGCGCCCGTGGCTGGAGACCAACGGAATGCGCTTTGCGAGCGAAGAACAGGCGCTTCGGTTCGCCTGTGAGGATGCGCTGTACACAGGTCAGTTCGGCTTTCACGGCAAGGCGACCATGAAGATGAACGGTTGGACCTTGCATTGGTTTTGATTTATGGAAACAGATACATGTCGAGAGCGGCTGGCCCCTTATTGCAAGGGGGCGGGTGTAGACATTGGCTTCGGTGGCTGTGCCATAGTGCCGTCGGCTATGTGCCTCGACCGCGAGGAATTGAACCCCAGTCGGGCCAAGAACCCGCACGCCTCGCCTACCCATCTGGTGGGAGAGGCGGAGTATCTGCGCTGGTTCAAAGACGGCGTGTTGGACTATGTTTACTCGTCTCACTGCTTGGAGGACTTCTACGACACCAAGACCGTGCTGGCGGAGTGGCTGCGCGTCATCAAACCGGGCGGGTATCTGGTGCTGTTCCTGCCTGATGAGCAGGTCTACCGCAGCGTCACCCCGGAGGAAATCAGGAACAAGGCTCACCAGCACGCGGACTTCAGCGTGGAGTACGTGAAGGGCATTTTGCGCGAATTGGGCTACAACGAAGCCTGCATCGTCCACGAACTCTGGCCGGTGCCCAATAACCTTTACTCTTTCGATTTGGTGGTCCAGAAGCCCGTGCTTCAGGTGGCCGCCGAAGCTGCGCTGTGGTCTGATGTGGCAGAGGCTCCGCCGCCCCCGCCGCGTAAGCGCAACGCAGCGAGCTTTGAAAACAAGAGGATTATCCAGATGGGCCGCTACGGGGACATCATCAACATTCTGCCCATCGCTAAGGACATCGCGGCCAAGATTGGCAGACCGGTGCCCATCATCTGCAAGAGCGACTATGCCGACATTCTGGATGGCGTGAGCTACGCGGTCGCGGAGCCTGCGGGCGGTGGAGAGTTGCCCACGGATTCAGGTGTCCTCGATACCCACGCCGCGCATCCTTTAAGTGAGCGCCGCGTCCCCTACAACCTTCAAGCGTGGGAGCAGGTTGGCTACGCTGACCGTTTCCACGAGCTTCTGCCGGTGTTCGACCGGCGGTGTCGAATCCGCGAAGTGGCCTTGGTGGAAAGCCTTGTCACCTTCGAGAAGCCGGTCATGGTGGTGGCCCTCCACGGGCTATCCTCGGCGATGGCAGAGAACACGCGCAGCATCCTCAAGAAGCTGATTCACGAAAGCTTTAACCTTCAGTTTCAAATCGTTGAACTGACGACCAAAGCCCATCGGCCTTATGACCTCTTGGGCTTGCTCGACGTGGCGGCGGTGGTCTTGACCATCGACACCATGCTGCTACATCTGGCGACGGCTTCCAACGTGCCGGTCGTGGCCTTCTTGTCCAATCATCCTCCGGTGTTCTGGCGGGCCAGCGCCGTCAAAGGCAACGTTGTCTACAGTACACCTTATGACAAGGTTGTAGACAATTGGCCGCTGGTGGTCCGGGCCGTGGAGGCGCACAAGCGCCAGCCATTGATACCGAACAATCCGGTCTACCATGTGGTGCCGACCGTGGAGCCGAAAAACGAGGGCGCGGCCCGGCGCTATAAAGCTGCCAAAGATTCATGGCAGACGTTCCACGAGCAGGGCGCGGTGTTTCTGTCTTACAACGACCAGAACGCGCTGCGAGTGTTTACAATGGGCGAACGGAAGTTGCCCTACCTGAAGGACGCCTTCAAAATGGCCTTGGAAGCTTCCAGCGGGAACAACGACATCATCTGCTTCACCAACGCGGACATCATCCTGACACCGGGTTTTTATCACGCCCTGCAAAATCGGATGGGCGTGAACGACTTTTGCTGCTCGTTCCGCATGGAGTTTGAAGCGACGGATACGGCCAAATGTGGTTATCGAACCCACGGGCGCGACATGTTCGCTTTCAAACGCCTGTGGCTGGCCCAGCATTTCGACGAGATTCCAGATTTCCTCATCGGCATGGGCGGGTGGGACTATGCGCTGTCCATGTGGTTTCGGGTGCTCTCAGGCCGGTCGCCAGAAAGTTGCGACCCCTCCCAGTGTATGCCAGACATCGAGATGGAATACGGCTTTGTTTGGCACGAACGCCACGAGGCCGCGTGGTACACAGAGACAGAGACGGCTTATGCCGAAGCAGCAAATCACAATCGAGCTTGTCTCCGGGCGTTCTTTGAACGTATCGGTCTGGAGCAGGCGCATAAGGACATCAAATGAGCGAAAATAAATGTGAACTTCATACCTTGCTTGACCGCTTCTCGGAGTTAATCCAGCCGGTCAGCTACTTGGAAGTGGGCGTGCGCGAGGGCGACTCTCTAAAGCGCGTGCTCAAACACACCTGTCCAATCAAGCTCTATCTTTGCGACGATTGGGGCCGGGCTGCCGGGGGCACCGGGAGGGGCAGCCATGACCATATTCAGGCTATGCTGGACGACCAAGCTTTGAACGTGAACCCGGTCTACATCGACGGGGACTCGCACGTGCTGCTCAAGGAGATTCGCACAACGTTCCAGATGATTACCGTGGACGGTGACCACTCCGAGCAGGGAGCGAAGCAAGACCTGCTTGATTGCTGGGAATTGCTGGAGCCTAACGGCTTTCTGTTTTTCGACGACATCTGCCATCCGCAGCACATGTATCTTGATGACGTACAAAAGCGATTTCTACACGACACGCCCAACGCCCGGTGCGTCCTGCGCCACACCTACGGCATGGGGTTTCCGGGTTGCGTCGTGCTCCAGAAAATCATCGTGTGAAAACCTTGTTCTGCTGCGGCACGGCCACCCAGACCACCCAAGGCCAGTCCGGGCTGTGGCGCTGGTGGTTTTACTACCGTCCGCTCAAGGAGCAGTTCGGCGCGACACATTACGCTGTAAACAATGACGGCAATGTGAACTTGCCCAACGAAGCTTTCATCAAGCACCACGACGGCGAGAAGCCTATCGACCTGTTGAGCGAGGACCAGTTGAACGTCATTCATTGGCCAAACTCACTTCCGCGCAAGAGCCAGTATGCCTGCCCCGGTTATTACCGGAGTGTCAGCACCCTTGCAGAAGTGGCTATCCGGCAGGGCTTCGACAAGCTCATCTACATCGAGTGGGACTTCTGGGTGCTGGGCGCGGAAATGATGCGTGAAATTGCCCAAGTCACCCACGGCCTGATTGCCTACTGGGTGCCTTTTTACGTGTTCCCGGAGTGCAACATCATCGTCTGCGGCAAGGACCAGTTTAAGGTATTAAAAGTGTTCGCTGACCGGCTGGGAGCCAAGGAGGACATGACGGCGGAGACGATTGCGGAGGTCACTTTCCCGTGGACTGAAATCAGGAAGCATCGAATCGGTGACCGCTACCCGGAGCACACGGACCAACTGCCGCTGGATGCGGAATACTGCGCTCAGTTGCCAAACACGCAGGTTGTCTACAAACGTAACTTGGTTCGGCTGGCGTGGGAGCTATGCCCGCAGTGCGGCGGGAAGATAGAGTTCAACGTCAAAGGAGTCCTGTCCTGCCGGGTCTGCCGCCCGGAGCAGTTCAGTTTGCCACTGGAATGATGGGAGCCATCCGAGGTTGTTCAACCGGCGCGGGCTGGGGCTGTTGGCGGGCGGCCCATTCGAGTCCAAAAGCCGCTGCTGGAGCTTGGTCCTTGATAGGTATGCCTACTTCGGGAGGCGCGGTAAACTTGCTGGCGGCGTCGATTTTGTCGTAGAGCGTATTCACGTTCTAACTATCGCATGATAGGTCCAGCGTTACGAGCCGAGATTGAGCACACATTCCAAATCGCCACCTTGCGGTGTACGACGGAGGAACTGGTGTTCCTGTGCCCGGAGTGCGGGGATACCGGTGGCAACCGTTCCGTAAATCTACGGACAGGCGTCACATCCTGTTGGCGCTGCGGCAAGGGCAAGTTCAACAAGGGCAACTTCGTCGCATGGGCCAAAGCCAACGGTTATCAATTCACCACCGCTGGGGACATGACTGGGGTGCCGCTGGACGAAGTGCTGGTCGAGCCAGAAACGGCCAAGTCGCGTGTGCCTTACGTCAAAGCTGTCGATTTGCCAAAGGGCTTCATTTACCTCCGCGAAGAACCTGACAGCGCCTACGCCACGCTCATCGAGCGCATGGCCATCCGAAAGAATCTGACTTACGATGACTTGGAGGCTGCCGACGCTGGGTTCACTCGTGACGATGCCCTGTGGGAACCGTTCTGCATTTTCCCTGTCAAGGAACTGGGACAAATAACTTATTATCAAGGTAGAACTTATGTGGATGTGCCGGGCCAGACGACCAAGAAGTTCCCCAGCCGCAACGAAGTTCCGCACGGCTCGTCCTGCTGGCTCTACAACTACGACGAGTTCCGGGACCGGCAGGTGCCTACGGTTATCGTGGTGGAGGCTATCCTGAGCACCCTGTCGCTGAAGAAAAAGCTCCGGGAGTTGAATGAGCGCAGCGTGGTGCCCCTGTGCGTGTTCAAACATTCCATTGGCAGCATCCAGTTGACAAAGCTTTTGAAGTGCAAATGGCTGAAGGAAATCTGCCTCATGTTCGACCACGACGCCATCGACCAGACGTGGAAGCAGATGGGCAACCTCGGCAGTCAGGTGAAACTGACCATTGCGGAGATGCCCGCGACCGAGGACAACAAGAAGCTCGACCCAAACGA